ATGACCAAAATTTGTATGAAATCAGATATCGAGATTGCTCGTAGTATCAAATTAGAAAATATCGAGCATATAGCCAAATCAATTGGTATTCAGTCGCAAAATATTTATTGCTACGGACGCTATATAGCAAAGGTTGACGAGAAGGCTATTGATTCGGACAGGGTGAATAACAGTAATTTAATCCTGGTAACTGCAATTACTCCTACTAAGGCCGGTATTGGTAAAACAACAGTGTCGATTGGCTTGGCTTTAGGTTTAAATAAAATCGGCAAGAAAGCTGTTGTAGCATTGCGCGAACCTTCGCTTGGTCCATGTTTCGGAATGAAAGGTGGAGCAGCAGGTGGTGGTTATGCTCAGGTGCTTCCTATGGATAAAATCAACTTGCATTTTACAGGCGATTTTCATGCCATCACTTCTGCTCATAATATGATATCTGCCCTACTCGATAACTATATGTACCAGAATAGGGATAATGGATTTGGGCTAAAGGAAGTGCTGTGGCGCAGAGTTTTAGATGTGAATGATCGATCACTTCGCTACATTGTGACCGGACTTGGTCCCAAGACGAATGGTATTACTCAAGAATCCGGTTTTGATATTACTCCGGCATCTGAGATTATGGCTATACTTTGTCTTGCTACGGATATTGAGGATTTGCGTCATCGAATAGAAAATATCCTTCTTGGTTTTACTTATGACAACAAACCTTTTACAGTTAAAGATCTTGGTGTAGCAGGAGCGATTACTGTGTTGCTCAAGGATGCTATAGCTCCTAATTTGGTGCAAACGACAGAGCATACTGCTGCTTTTGTGCATGGCGGTCCCTTTGCAAATATCGCGCATGGTTGTAATTCTGTTCTGGCGACGCAGATGGCTATGACTTATGGCGATTACGCAATTACAGAAGCCGGATTCGGTGCGGACTTGGGCGCAGAAAAATTTTATGACATCAAATGTCGTAAGGCTGGTATTACTCCAAAACTGACTGTGCTGGTGGTTACTGCTCGCGCTCTTAAAATGCATGGTGGCGTTGATAGAAATGCAATATCGGAACATAATATTGATGCTCTTACTGTAGGATTGGCAAATATGGACAAGCATATTGCAAACATTCAGGGCTTTGGTCAGACGGTTCTGGTAGCGTTTAATCGCTACGGCGATGATTCGGATGATGAAATTGCAATTGTTAGACATCATTGCGAAGCTCAAGGCGTTGGATTTGCTGTAAATAATGCCTTTGTCGAAGGTGGCGATGGCGCGATTGAACTTGCAAAATTGGCAGTGGATACGATAGCTCAACACCCATCTGAAGCGCTAAAGTTTGCATATAATCAAGATGACGCTATCGAAGATAAGTTGACTAAGGTTGCGGTGAATCTTTACGGCGCAAAACAAGTTACGCTTAGCCCTACTGCAAAAAAGAAAATTGAGCAAATTGTAAAGTTGGGTTATGATAAATTCCCAATTTGTGTGGCTAAAACGCAGTATTCATTCTCAACTGATGCTAAGGCAATAAATGTTCCTATAGGCTTCAATCTACATGTTCAGGATATTGTAATTAATGCCGGTGCGGAGATGCTTGTCGTTGTGTGTGGTGATATCTTGCGTATGCCGGGATTGCCGAAGATGCCTCAAGCTAATCATATTGATATTATTGATGGAAATATAGAAGGCTTATCATAAATAGAATGTGCCAATGCGAAAAACACGCCAATTAATTGGTGTGTAAGGTGTAAACTCTGTTTGAAAATCTTAAAAGTCGCTTGTTGATTTGGATATTTCACAAATAAGTGCTACCTTTGCATCGCATTTGAGGAAAAGCAGTTTTCTCTGGCAACATAGGATGATTCGCTAGCTCAGCTGGTAGAGCACAACACTTTTAATGTTGGGGTCCTGGGTTCGAGCCCCAGGCGGATCACAGAAACGACTCGTAGGTTAGATGATAACTTGCGAGTCGTTTTTTGTTGTTGATACTTAATACTGAGGTAGTGTTGTTATAAGCAAAAGAAACTCCCCTACTCCTACGCAAGTTGGGAAGTTTCTAAAAAGTTTCATCAAGTATTTAGCTTGAATGTGGGTCATTCATCGTAATAGCCAAACTAATTATAGCAAGAGCGTTAGAACTCTGTGACTTTGTTAATTTTGTTAAAAATCGAGTTGTTGTTAAAAACGCTTGTGTGTAATAAATTGATAAAAAGCACGATGCAAGATTTTACTGTTGTTAATTCCAAAATGCAACTTTTGGCTTTGTGCATTTACATTGGTGTCATGTTCTTGATTTTCAACTGTTAATAGCCTCTCAAAATTCTATTTTTTGAACAATTATAGTTATCTTTGTAGCAGATACACGATTGTTTTTGTTTGCACTTTATAAGGCATATAATTAATAAATAATGGTGTTTTTTGCTTCAAGAGAGGAATATTAAATATAACATTTTTTAACATGGCTAAAATTAATTTAAGTTTCGCTTTTAAGAATGGCAACTTCTGTTTATGCGCCACAGTCGCAGGTACTCAAAAAAGACACTACCGCCTTGTCGAAGGGTTGAATCATCCTCAATTTGCACGATGGGATAGGACACTTCAGATGTTCTCCACACGCGCTAAAAATGGAGTTGAAAACAACATCCGTTTGGCTAAAATCAAAGCTCATTACGAACAAATCTTATCAGAGCATGAGTTTAATTCTGGCAAAGAATTGTTTGACTATGATAAAGCACATAGTAATAACGAAATGCAAGAGGTTGTAAAAACCATCTGCAAGCAACAAAGCATCAATATGTCAAGCACACGTGATGCTGAACTTGTCAAGATATTGGTGACATATATACGCGACAACAACCTTGTCAATACACCCAATACGGCAAACACAATTAATACGCCAACGGTAAACAATCCGGTTGCTAATTTCACAAACACTCAGATGGCGCAATTTACACCTCCTACCTCCCCTACTCCAGTTAATGTACAGCCAGCAGTTGTACCGAATAAGTGTATTACTTATGGTGAATATCTTGACCAGTTCATCGAGAAAAAGAAAAACCCTATTGGCAAAAAACCAAGCAATACATACAGGCAATACATCTTGCTTAAAAACAAACTTGTTGCTGAAGATAAGCTGATAAATATTCCGATTAACGCTGTTTCAAAGCGAGATATAAATGCGGTGTCAGATTGGCTCATTGCAAGCGGTGTATCATCATTTAACTACAAGACTTTGATGACGAAAACAATGGCGATATTAAACTCGGCTTTAAAAGATGACCTTATAGCTATACCTATTTCTTTTTCAATATCAGACCATGCGCCAGTAGATGACTATAATGAAGCTGCGTCTGATTTCAAGTCTTTGTCAGTTGAACAATACGCGCAATTCTGTTCACTTGATATAACAAGCCTTTACCAAAAGCAGCGTAGCAATGAACGAGATAAGTACGAAATGTATCGTGACTTCTGTGTTTTATTGTATGAGCTAAAATCCAGACCTGTTGATATTGTTACTATGAAATGGAGCAATATCGAATATAACGAGCAATACGGAGGGTATATCTGTTCATACATTCCAACAAAAAAGAAAAATGCAACCAATCGCAATAAAGCTAAATCGGTTCAATTCATTTCACCTAAAGCAATGGAGATAATGCTAAAATATAAAGAGCGTTCTAAATATGGGTACATATTGCCGTTTGAGATAAACAATATGCAAGAATGGGATTTAGATAATGTAGAACAATTTAATGAACACAGTAGAATATTGGGCCTTTTGCGTAACGCGGTGAATGATTTTTTGAAGCGAGTTGGTGAAAAGCTCAATCTGCCGTACAAGCTAACGCTCTATGCTTTCAGAAGAACAGCTATAACTCACGAAATCATTAACAACGAAATGCCGGTTGATATGATTGCGAAGGTAGCAGGAACATCAATAGGCATGATTGAAAACCACTATACAAACTACCTTGATGCCCTATCGCACTTCAGAACCCAAGAGCAGCTTGATATGGCGGCTGAAGATATAGATAAGAATAACAATAAAAATCCTCGCAAACCCAAAAAGAGCAAGCGAGGATAAAAAGAAAGCTGAAACTTAAATTTGCCACGGATTTTTGTAGGGGTCGTAATCACGCGCGTATGTCGCGATTGCATACTCAGTGACGTGTTTATTATCCCCTGCAACTTTTCGCGGTATTTGGGGGTTTATTTTAAGTCTGGCGGCATCTCTCAGCCAAAGTATAGACGTTTCGTAATCCGTAACGCGAGTAGAGCTGATATTTACCGGTGCTGTTAGCTTGTATAATTCATATATCGCCAACCTCAACAAATGCTTTTTGATATTGGCATTTCGGGGGTCATCCTGAATAATATTGTGGTTAAGAACAAGCTCATCAGAATTAGGATAAGCTATCGGATAATAGACTTCATTCTCATACACTACGAACTCAGTGTCGCTAAGCTCGTACTCATTGTAGTATGCATCGTAATCGCCAATCTTACCCCAGTTATCAGAATCATAGGGATTGAGGTTCCAGTCTACATCTTCAGGATTAATCAAAGCATAGAAACTGCCATCGTAGCGTACTACATCCCATTTGTTGTAAGTAAGGTTGACAATCCATTCATCAGTGTCAATCTTAACCCAACTTGTTAATCCGGGAACCTGAACGTTGTTAAAGTCTAAACCATTATGTTCAACGCACTCATAATATTTGCCGGCGAATGTAATAATATCGCCCGGAGCATAAGATAAACGCTGAGAGTAAGGCTTGATGGTGTCTACTGATTGTGTTAGCGTATCTGCTTCAGTCCAATACACTACGCTTGTAGGAGCTTTTCGACCACGGATAGTTCTGAGTGCTTTATAGATTTTGTTGTTGTGGTAGAAATGCGCTCCGGCAGGATAAGTGATTTGCGTGTTGTACTCTAACAAGTCTTTACCTACCGCCAAGACTTTTTCAATTTCATAGTTGCCTGATAGATACTCTAAAATTGATTCTTCGGCAGCTTCCTCAGCTTGCGCCAATCGTTCTACATTGCCACGAATAAGCTGAGATAGAGCTTCCTCAGTGACAATGCTAATGTAGTCGTTGTTGTTGATAAATCTTTTGTACATTGGTTAGTATTCAAAATCGCCATAAATATGCGGAGAGTTAACAGTATAGATACCGGAATCACCCTTATATTGGAATGAACGCCACGGATTAGCAAGCATAAGACATAAGGCGTAATCAAAACAGTCGGACAAGTGACCGTACTTCTCGTATTTCATGCCCAGCTTCGAGTCTGTTACTTTAGCCTTACATTTGGTGCCATCCTGATTTTTCTTCTGATAGATGAGGTCCTCGGTGAATTTACGGCAGCGCATATCAATATAAATGGACCAACCGGCATAACCGGCAAAAACGCTATTGATAAATTCCAGACGAGTAACTTGTGGTGGTTGCCTGTTCAGAATATTTTGCCGCACGTTTAGGGCTGAATTAAAGTTACCCTTGATAATTGTATAGTTGTTAACGCCATCCTCAGTTTGTGTAGAACGAGCCTGACCAGCCGGATCGCCTGTTAGTATGACACCGCCCATGTGTCGGTCGGTAAGCAAGCGTTGGTTTATCATTTTGGCAAATGCCGGTGTGTTGTTTTGCTTTTCTTCAGGTCTGCCAAGGTATTCGTTCAGCACATATACTTTCTTCTCGTTATAATCGAATTGTAGAGCCAAGCATGACATATAAGGTGCAACGTTGAAGTCGAAGCTGAGAACGACAGGTTTGAGTGGGTCGTAGACTTTCTCTCGTAAGCCATCAACCAAGTGTTGATTACCTTTGAATTGCCAATATGCCGCCACTTCATTAGTATCAACGAAATCCCAGTTACCGTATAGTAGACGTGCTTTAGTTGCCGGGTCGGTAATTTTTTCCAACGCAGCACGATAAATCATCGTAAACTTTTCGTTAGGGTTGTCGAATACTGAGAAAGGCACATAGGCTTCAGATTCCGCACATTTGACAGGATTACCGTCATCATCTTGTACGAAACGAGAACGAACCCAAGTAATACAAGGGTTGGTGGTCATGAGAAGTCGGGGATATTTGAAACTTTCATGGGTTCGCCAACGTAGACGAGAAAATAAGACCTCAACAGCCTTCTCAGATATTTCGGACACCTCATCAATTGCTGCGATGGTGAACTCCGAAGAACCAAGACGCTCAAAGTTGGTATCTGAAGGCAAATCTTCCAGTTCTTTCAATATTATCGTGCTATTGTTCCAGAAGGTGACTTCTCCAACCTGATTGTTGATTTTATAATTCTCGCCTTCTTTCAACCCCCAATCGCGCATAACAGCCTTAACCGTATTGAAGGTTGATTCTTTCAGTGATTTGATAGTTTTACGCGCGATAACAGCACGTAAATCGGGAAACCTCATGCAGCTACTGACAATCCAACAACTCGCAAGGTAGCTCTTGCCACCTCCGGCTGCACCACCACCTAAGATAATCTGAGGTAGATTGAATGATTGGCAGTTCTCACATTGGGGTTTGTATATATTCTTGCCATTAATGTCCTTACCAACCACTGTTTGAATAATGTGACCACCGCAATAAGGACAATAATCAGGTTGTAGCATTTTCCACAACTCATATTGTCGGGGTGATGGTGCAAAGTCAATAACAAGGTTTTCAGGAGCAACTAATCCTTTAGCCATTCCAGTGTGTTTAATGTTAGTTATAACTAAGAATAGCTGCTTTACTAATTCAATAGCAATGGATTAGCGCAAGATATGGCAATAAAAAAGAAGCAGTTCGCTAAAACCGCTTCTTTTGTATAGTAGGTAAAAATAAGTAACGATTTTCACAAACAGTTACCTATTGAGTGCAAATTCCTAATTAAGAAAATGAATATTATCGTCGCCTCAAAAAAGAAATAAAAAATAAGTTACTCACAATTAACCAAAATCAATAATAGTGCGTCTGAAAGGGTCGAACTTTATTTGACCACCATAATCAGGTCACAGACGCGAGGAATATCTTCCAACATTCCAGTGCGTTATTTCACAAGCTAACACATAACTTGCCGACTTACGATTCGGTTCGAGCAACGAGCATTAAACTCGGTCGAAATTTACGTTACTGTGCGCAGCAGTACCCCTTGATACAGGGGTGGGAGTCGAACCCACACTCACCAAACGGCTCACAAACACCTCTACCATCTACCGTTTGAGATTGCCATTACCCTGCATAAAGCCTAATTTCACAATCCGGCTTATCCCATGACAAAACATCATATTTTTATTATCTGCAAATTCAATATCAATTATCGCCATAAAATGAACTCTAAGTGGCGCAGATAGGGGTCGAACCTATGACCTCCAGATAATGAGTCTGGCGAGCTACCACTGCTCTACCGCGCTTTATTATAGAATAGAGTTGATTTATGTTTGGGTTGGTTATTGGCGATAAAATTTGTTTCTATTGTTTCCATATCATATAAGATAAAAAGTGTTTTATGTTAGTTATGACCACGAACAAAATCAGTTCAAATTCAAATTATGATATTAACAAACAGGATGCAAGTTATACTAATTCAATTTCGTATAATGCAAAGGGGTAATCTTCATTGATAATTTCCCATGCTTCGCCTCTCGTAAAAGCCGGAATATTAACATAGAGCTTGTCCTTTGTTGTGCGGTTGACTGCCATGAATACAAATACTTCTTTTTTGTGTCGTTGAGAAGCAATCTTATAACCTCGTTGTGACAATTCGTTGAGTAGAACAATATCAGGCGCGGTGGTTACAGCTCTCTCAACGCTTATAATGTCAGCTGTGTCGGTTGATGGGTCTACGCTTGTTGTTGATGCAAGCTGAGTGTTCCACCAGTGCCATTGGTCCATATCAACCGTATATTTGACCTGAATTGCGTCATCATCATGTGAAATATACGAAATAGTGATTATATCGTACAATTGAGCTATAATCAAGCAAGATTTAATGATAGAGCTGTGGCATTGAACTATCTCGGAAAACGCTTGTATATCCACTGTTGCAGATGGCCCATGCACTGCGATTATGCGCCCTAATAACCGGAGTATAGTTGATGTAAGTAATACGTTTCTTTTCATAATTTACTTGTTGCCAAAATCTGCCGGGGTTTCGCCCCATAATAAGTTATCCCAATGCCTTACTTCAATCGTATCAATATCGTCAGCCATAATCTTCAGGAACACCTCAGCCTTCTGTAAATTTTTATTCCTACGCTTAGATGCCGTTGATTTATTATTGTACCATGTTATGGCTGTTTGAGAGTCGGTATAGATAATTCTCGGCTTAAAGTTATGCTCGATGATATACTTCGCAGCCTGAACTACTCCCAGAAACTCCCCGATGTTGACGGTTTGATGACCTAAGTTCTCGTAAAAGATACGCTCACCTGTTGCCAAATTAATGCCTTGATACTCGGTTACTGAGTTTTTGACTGAGTGTGCAGCATCGGTGGCAATCCCTTCAGTCGGTCGATTAGTAATATCCATCTCTGCGATAATTTCTCAGCAACGCTTCAGCTGCATCGGTAAAATCAGCAAATACCCTTCCGCGCCATTTAATATCTTTGCGGTCAAGTATGGTGTCACCAATTTTGCTGATAGAATTGTTGCGTTTGCTTGATGGGTCAAAGGTGATAATGCGATTTCCCCACTTAACTTCAACCTTGTAAAGGATATTGGGAACATAAGTCGTTATGACGGTCGCAACAAATGCCGCTTCCAGAACGCCAATAGCTACAAAACCTTTCTTCTCAACCATAGGAACCATAGCAACTCGATATAGGGTGTTATACTGAACCTCATCCTGAATAGCCGGACTAACCAAAACTACTTGCTTGGGTTCACGTGCTTTTTCCCCTACTCCATACCAACAACCATTTCTTTTTGTCACGTATGCAATCAGATTGCCGGTGCGTGTAGAATATTTAAATCTCAGCTTGGAAAATACAGTACCGATGGGGAAAACTTTCTTGCCTTCCTCGTTTACTGTAATGCTGCGCTGTTCTGGAGATGTTGCAAATAATATCATGCCTATTGTACTATCATTTTATGCTTAACGAGATGAGTGGTGCTTTGTTCGTTATAGCACTACAAAGGTAACGATTGTGCAACAAAACGCAAACGAAAAACCTTATCAGACAGATAGTTAAGGCGTAATTTGGCGAAAAAATTGGGAGTAGCTGTTTTAGAGAAAATATTGGGCAAGACAATGAAAAAGACAGCCTTAAAAGACTGTCTTAAAACTTGAATTTAACAACGCTTATATAATGCTAATCGTTAGTTAATATATCTCAATGGAAGAAGCGATGCCTGAAATGTGGTCGGAATTGTGCTGTTATTGTCACCTTATCAGAACCACTTCGGTGTCGTTTTGTTGTTAGATAGATATGGATGCTGAAACACAATCATTGCAGATGCCGGAATTACGCTTGTATCTGCTATAAGTGACAGGTCTACCACAGAGATTACAGTAATATACTTTCTTGTCATTTCTGCGCATTGATTGTAAAACCTTGTTTGCATCAACATCGTACTCATCGCTCAGAACTTTAATTATCTGAGGGCGTGTGTACAGGTTTAGGTTGTTTAGTTTTCGATAGTCGTTAAGAACTAAGTAGTTGATAGCCTCAGCTTGATTAAGTAACCCTAACGCTATCATAGTTGTTATAGATGCAACATCTAAGCCGGTCATAACAGCCAGCTTAGATGTTTCTTTATCTCGTAATTTAATCATATTCTTTGTAAATATCACTTGCTTTGCCTGACTTAATCAGATATGCTAATATAAGGATAGTTGGGATTAGTCCACTTACCGTAATGATGGTAATATCCCACGGAGCTGAAGGTAAATTTATGTAACAGTAGAAGTTTAGATACGCTAATCCAAACATAATTCCAAATTGTAAGGATAACATTGTTATGCCATATATCCACATTCTTAATGTTGAATGGCGATATATCTTGCGTTGTGTCTTTATAATCGCTTTAAGTGAGTTAGTTCTCCACTTATATCCTTCCTTTTCTAAACATTCTTGACCACAAGCAATAGCGGCAATCGGACACACCAACATACCAATTGTAGATAGCACTAATAATGGCAAGCCTATCAAACAGCCAATTAATGTGTCTAATGAACCATATCCCCAAGCGTATTGTCCATACCCGAACATTATACCTAAGAACGAATATAACACAACTAAAGCAAAAGGAAACAATAAGCCATCGCTGTTGTCCGGCATTTTGAATGTAAATAAAACCTTATGTGACATTGAAATTCCTATCCCAGCTATCACAAAAGAGGTCCACATGATAAAATTAGCCATTGGGTCTATAGGGTTCATCCACTCCATATAAACGCGGAATATCCACAGACACACCAGACCAAAAGCAAAGCCGATAAAAGATAATCCAAAGTCGTGATAATTCTTCACGTGTAAATACTTAATTTTCATAATGTTGATTGATTTTGTAAATGTTTTGTTTTAGATTTTATGCAAAGTTAATGATTTTTGTCAGAATTATGGCGTTTTAGTTTCACTTTTATAAAAATAAGGTGCGACATTTAGCCACACCTTATCGCATATAAATAACATAAAAATCAACTGCGCATGAGAACGCTTAGAGTGCTATCAGTTCCCAGTCATCAGCAAGCAAATCTTCAATGGTGGGAGTCCATGAAGTTGCTCCACCTGTTGCCACATCATGCAGCAAACATTGGCTGTGGTATTTAATACAACCTGCTGTGTTGAGAACGAATTTCTTAGCCTGAGATGACAACGAACTCATTTTGGGAACGATTGTTTTGTCGATGTTGTTAGGCACTTGCATACTAATGTATTTGTAGGCAGACCAATGAGCGCGTCTTGCAATACCACCGGCTTTGATGTAAGCCATTGCGACACCAATGCCGTGTTTATAATCCACTTTAGCATGAGAACTTTCAAGGCGGTTCATTAACAACAAGCTATATGAAAGTATTGCGTCACACTGAGTACGAAGTAAGATTTGCTCTGTTTCAGGAAGGCTTTTAAATGCCTCGCTTGTGATGAAGTTGGTGATGCTTTCCAAACGCTCGCTCACTTCATTGTATTCGATATTTAGACGCTGACGGTGTGTTTCAGCTGGAGTGTATTCAGCTTCAAATTCATCAGTCGGCATCCATTCTTGTTCGCCATTTTCTTTGGTTACGAGATAACCGTCAGACACCTCGCCACTTTCTTGACATAGTGCTACGGTCTTAGTTGCATCTACTTTTGAGTGATGTATGTATTTCATTGTTAGTTAAGTTGAAATAGTTTCTTAAAGAAGTTCTTAATGCGCTGCCACCAACTTTCTTTGGTCGGCTTTGTTGTGTTGTTGTAGATTATCACGCGCTTATTGTAGGTGGCGTATCGGTCATCTATTCGCGCCCAACCTTTTGGTTTATTACTCATTAGCCATGTTTCTTATCGTAATTTTTAAGTCGATTACAATGGCTTTCAGATGTGCAATTGATTTGGGTGTGAGCAATATGCCAGCAGATGCGCCCATCGTGCTTATGAAAGCCAAGAACAGAATTGACGCTGTGTTTATTGCATCGCCCTGTCATTGAAGAATAGTACCTGCACTTTGTACGATAGGTGTATCTGTCTGGATTTTCGCTCATTTTTTTTATTTTTATGCGCTTATTTTGATAGTATTGTCTTAGCCAAAATGACTTTAGGCTCATTTGATGCTAAGAATTTTTTGCCAAGATAGCATTTGTAGCAAGGCTGAGATTTCTTCAGGTTGTTGTAAATCGTTAGCATATAGTCAGTGTTTACGTTGCCGAATGAAGGACATAGCCAAGACTCTGATAAATGCACATCGCCCTTAAAATCTACCATCGGTTTACACATCGTGCCTGTTTGTACAAGACCATACATTTTAGCTGAGTCAGAGAGCTGCCGAAACATAACATGACCATTAAGACACCCCATGTGATAAGAACTTGCTTTCACTTCAGCCATAGCTTCAGGACAATCTTTCGCTCTACCGAGGTCTTGCATACTCATAATGTCTGAGGTCGTAACGATAACTCCGGGAATTGCGCTAATCTCATCCTTATGTTGCAAAATAAAGTCTGCGTGTCGGTACCACTTAGGATTAGTATAAACTTGCATCCCTACATAATTGGGGAGTTTACTGAGTTGCTTTACTATCTCAACTTTATCGGCATCAGCAAACCAAGAACCATTTGACATGACAGAAAATCGTGCCAATGCTTTATGCAATGTTATGATTTTGTCGAGATATTGGCAAAATTCTAAGAACTGAGGGTGTTCGGTCGGCTCTCCACCGCTAATACCGTACACCGCATTTTTGAGGAACAAACCAAATTCTATAGCTTGTTTGAATGTCGAGAAGTCCATGTGCTGCCCATCCGGTGATGAACACTCCATACAGTGAGGACAATTCTCATGGCATTTGTTGGTGATTTGAATTAGCATGATATTTAATTTAGTTGATAATTTCGCAGATAAACATCTCGCTGAATAAGCCAAAGCCATTGGGGTGACGCTTGGATTTACGGCTTTTAATTTTCACCCGATCTCCGAGTTTTGGTGCTAAACTTTTGCGAGAAAACACTTTTCTGTCAAGTTTCATGTCGTATGTTGTGTGGAGAAGATTAACTCGCTTTCTGTCAGCTTCATCAATTTCTACACGATAATATTGTCGGCAGAACGCAGTATCATCAACATCAACAATAACACCTGAAACGTAAGCAAATTCAACCGCATGGGAGGTGTTTTTAGCTCTCTCTCGGCGTTCTATATCTTGTCTGCGCTTTAGTTCGGCTTTTAATTCATCTGTGGTATAATTTTCAAGTTTCTTCATTTCTTTTATTTGAGCGAGTTTGAGATTAGTGGGTAACAGGGAAAAATTAAAAAATTTCCACATCTTTCCCTGTTATTTCCCTTTTTATAATTTTGCTAACTCCGCATTGTATCGCTTCAGGCGTTTGTTCTTGCGGTCAGCGCGGTACTTTAGCAGATAAAATTCTGAAATCATGTGATTGCGAACCTTGTTCAGCAACGCTTTTGCTTCTTCAATATTTGTCGTACTGTAAGGGTCGCGATAAGTACCGCTGAACAGTGTTGTCTTGATGTCAGAGGTAACGTACTTGTTGGTTTTGTATTTGATATAAAACCTTCCATATTCAAATACGATTTTAAACTCTTTATAGGCTTGTTGTCTAAGCCGCTTTAATAATCTCACTTTCATATCATTATCTTGCTGCAAATATCGTAATTATATCTCAAATAATCAAACCTAATACGATATTTAATTATTCTGTTAACTTAAAAATTCTGGGTTGCCGTGGATATATGTTTATTAATTTTGTTGATAATTATGCTTAATCAGACTCGCTTCATGAGGCTGTTAAACTCGTCAACTGTCAACCTGAAACAACATTCATCGGAAAACGCAAACTGAATACTACCGTCAATATTAACGGTGTAATCTAACTCGTATAATCCGTACAGCGATGGGTATTTATTCGCGTTGCTTATAAATTGTTCGATGCACTGTTCTTTTGTCATGCCGGCACGATAAATATTGGCGGTCTGAAGTTGAATGTTTTTCGGTCCTGCATCACATTTACTTACTTGTTCTATTAGTGTTGCCCACATCGACTCACTCATTATGCTTCCTGATTTTAATAGGCTCACCACTATCTGCACACCGAAGCGTTTCACTCTGATAAACATTCCAGTCATTTGCTTTTGGCTCGCGGTTCACTTCTAATTGGTGATAGATTTCACGGTAAAGGTAATACGTCTGCGCGATGAATTTGCGCTGCGCTTCATTAGAGCAACTGCCGCCGTTCCAACCGTGAGATGCACCATATCCGCCATATTTCTTGTACAGTTCGGGAACAACGCACGGATAGCACATTTTAAGCAACTCTTGCACTTCGTTGCTATGTTCGAGCAATACGGTCGAGTTGAATAATTCAGTCTGACCGCACATAAAACGGTTAACATCTTCTATGCAACGCGCCATCAGAGCCAACTGTGATTGGGTTAACTCTATTTGGTATCTGGGTTCTTTATCTGCTTTCATATCAATAAATTATTACAACATTCTTCATACGCTTCAAGGGGCATTAACTCCATGTTAATTAACATTGCCTTGTATATCATACCTGCAATTAAAATGCCCTCTGCATATTCTAACCCATACTGACCAGCTATTTCGTGTCCGAGTTGGCTAATCCATTCCGGGATGGTAAGTTTTCCGTAATTATGTACGGTTGGCAGTACTGCTTTCTCTTTCATAACAACACACCGTCAAGATACATTTCATATGCTTCAGGGTCCACTGATATAGATTGTGTCGGTGGGAAAGCGTTGGGGTTCTTTGTTACTTCCAACACTCCAAGGTTGTCTAACTTGCTAATGTGTCGGGCGATTGTTACGCGAGAGATATTAATGGCTGCTTCCATATCTCGCAATGATGCGCTTATTTCCCAGCCAAAATGCTGAACAAGCGACTTAATGACCATGATTGTCTTTTCGCGATTTGTCATAATGATGTTGAATTTGGTTATGAGGGTTGTTTTAATAGGTGATGTTATACTGAAGTTTACGCCTTTCGAGATTAGCCATGAACCGTTGATAAACATCTCTGGAAATATTGCGTATTGGCGTGTGTATGTTGTTTACCCAAGGATAATCCCGGAACAATATAAATATGATGTCAGATAAATATTTATTACTTAAAAATCGTGTGATGAAGGTGTGCCATGTAAGATATACGGTATCATTTACAACCAATTCACACCACACTACGCAATCCTCATCTGAGTGGCTATTCCACGCTTCATTCAGGTGAGTGGTAATTTCTTCTGCCATAACTGTGTTCATCTTAAAACCAATATAAATCTTTAGGCGTTTCCCAATAAAAATTGTACTGAGGATAATAATGTTTGAGCGTGTGAATTAGCTTACCTCGCACAGGGTTCTTATTGACGTGAAGGTGAGTTTCGCTCACCGTGAAATCTTTGTTTTTACGTAATCCTGTAAGCGTCAGGATAGACGATATAAAGCGTTCTATTTTGACATTTAAGATGTCGATGGTGTTTTGGTCGATGTTTTGTTTGTTACTGGTTTGCATTTGAGTTTTCCTGAATTATAAAGTTCTGCTTTCTTCTTTCGATATTTGCGCTTGGCTTCTGCCCAATATTGAGAGCTTTGTGGCTTAATGGAAGCCTTGCGTGTTGGTTGTGGGTTTAATATACTTTGAACAAGCCAGCGACTACAATTAAACATCCGTGCTAATTTCCTTTGGCTGTAACCTTCTTTAGCGAGAATGATGATTGCTTTCTTATCCTCATCATTCAGTTTAATTCGGCTGTCATATTTAGTGCCGGCTATTCTTATCGTATCATATTTTGACATTAACAGTAGTAGTTTGCTTCAATAGTTTGTAAAAGTTCATCATCTGAGAGAGCTAATTCGTCAGGGGTTAAATAAAAGTCCACATCAAAATCTCTCTTTCGTGCTTCAAACATAAGCTCGCCCCGACACTCAATCTCACGCCATAATGCCCTACAATATTCGGTGCTGGCTGCGAGGATTGGTAATTGCTTGTCGGTGTTGGCAAATATCGTAACTTCAACCGCCTGATATTGGGCGTTCTTCCATTCTATATTAAATCGCTTCATATAATTGGCTCTATCAGTTTGGAGTCTTGTAGCGATAAGGCAACCATCAGACTATCAATCATGTCGAAAGGTAGGTCGGCTGCGTTTTCGGTCGTTGATGCCCCGAATGGCTTGGCTGAGTCGCAGTATTCAAGTTTAAGCTCTGCATCTTGAATAAACAGGGTTAATGGCTGATACAGGTGTATTCCGGTGTAATCAGCCAACCCTGTCTGAAGCACGTTATTGAGCGCGATGAAACCACCATGCTCAATAACGAACTCTTTCAGCAATTCAATAGCGTTATTATGTAACTGGTCTTTATATTCTCTGAAAGTCATTTTAATAGCGTTTTATTATAGGAATAGCACTGAGAATGACTTGCAGGTGTACAAAGCTGTCCACTTTAACGTTATTTAATTCTCCACTAATGATTTGTCAGATTAATACTATTTTGTGTTAAGTGTCTAATAATCAGTACCGCACTTTAATTCATGGCTGCTGTTTGAACCTCCGGAAAGCATTTAACCCAATCAGTCCAAACAGCCACCAAAGTTGAATTAGTCGTGCTTAGTTACTTTGTTAACTATCTCACTCAGATTGACATCCGGCACAATGTCATGCAAGGCGGTCAATATTTTTTCGGCAACATCTTCCTGATTGATGGCTGCTGAGTTGGTTTCTGCGGTTGGTGAGATAAAGCCGGTGATAAATTCCGTGTGACCAAAATCAAGACACGTGAGCTTCACTGCGTTTCTCCCATCGGCTTCAAGTGAGCCATATATAAATGGCGTGTTGTCTGTCACCGCAACCTTTGTCACATAGTAGTCATCTAAGTTGTCGCTAAATGATGATATAGCTGTCACTATTACTGGCTCGGCAGGATTAAATATATACTCATCTGAGCCATGTGCTTTTACGGCTTTAACAAGTTCCGCTCTTGCAATTAATTCGATTGCTTGGTTCAATCTGTACAGTTTTGTAGTTTCCATATCTAACTGTTTTAAATGATTAATAAATTAGTCAATATCGCCCTTAATCAATTTGTTAAATTCATCTTGGCAGAATTTTTTGTATGCTTCAGGGTCGTTTCCCACCTCGATATGTTCGTCAAGAATACGCGACAACATGGTAAAGTCCACGTCATCAGCAATCATGCGCTCGCCCTTGCTGTCAATGAAGTAGATGGCGTAATAATCGCTGCCTTCGTTGTATGCGATAATTACGTCACCCTTATGTAAGCGACCGTTTACTTTGAACTTTAAGGCTGCCATGTGATGATAATTGACAGCACCTAAATTGCTCACGCCCCATGATAGTAATACATTGATGTCGGTCAAGCAGAGAAGTTGTTGACGAATTGTTTCAGCTGTGTTGAGAATAAAATTTGCATCCATAATGTTTTGTTTTTAAAGTGTTATGATTTAAATGATTAATAATTAACGATTTCAACAGGAGTAAGGTAAAGATAATTGTCAATGTTTTGCTCACTGATTTGCTCCCCGATAGCGGCAACTTCATCTTCAGTTTTTACCTCGCGACCGGTTATAGTGCCAATAAACTTTAATGCCTCATCTAACGTCTGGAAGTATTCGGTTTCATAATCGTCTGCTACGTTGTACTGTAGGATATAACGGTCGGAGAAATATATACCTGAAGCATCATTGGTTTCAAATATGCCACAGCCGCTTTCTTCAGCGTAATAATACACATCAAGCGAGGGAAATTTTTGCCTAATCAGGTCAAATACCCCAGTTGTTGGACTCCATGCGGTTTCAGTGTAGAAGCCGATTTCGTTATCATTGAGATTTAAACCCTCCCATGAGCCTCGGCATGGCACGTTTTCCCAGCTTTCACCGAGTGCTTCAACAAGGCAACCAAGCCAAGTAGTGCCGAAGCCGTTTTGGACTGTAGGCTTGGCTGCGTTTTGTAACTCGTTCATAATTTTATAAAGTTCGTTTACTTCTTTTGTATCGCCCGAAATACGGACTTCAGTAGAACACCAGTTTGGCATAATTTATTGATTTTTAAATTGTTAATAATATTGGTTGGGTAAGAAGATTACAGGTGGTCGCGCATCATCATATTTTCTCTGATATGGTACACCACATTGTAGATGTCGCGTAGAGTCCAGCCTTCCGGCAAATCACGTTCTCCGACTTCTGAAAGGAACTCGTAGTAGTAACTTCCCGGAAGGCAAAAGTTAACGCATGACCATGCGCACTCTAATAGTTCTATGTCATTTTCAATAATTTCGACAAACTCATCTTTTTCCTGAACGCTCAGGTTGTAATTGCGATATAGTTCTGAGATGATGTCTGCAACATCTTCGTCATTTAGTCGACAGCTCATAATGTTAAGTTTTAAAGGTTGTTCCGGTCGATTACTCAATCGGAACAACCTGTTGTTAATTAATCAGTAGTTCGCAGGTAATATTGTATATCCGTGCCATCAAGATAGTCGTTGGCGTATTGGTCAACTTCGCGCCATAAACTCTCATATAGCTTACCCATCTCGATATTGCCCTTATCATGATGCTCCCACATTTTCCAACTAAGTACCAGGCTTAGTTCTGTTAGGTATATCACCGGGAAGCATTTTTTAATATGCGCCATACAACTACCATACACACCGTTAATGGCAGTTTCGCCAAAAATTTCCGCGACACAAAATTCTTTCCAGATTTTGGTTTTGGGTTTGTAGCCGGTTTTCGCTTCAATATCCCATTTAAATTCCATATCCATGAATAAACTTAGATTGTTATAGTGGGTTCAGGGAGAGCGTCAATTATATAGCTTAGATAGCCAAACTCAATGTCGAGCAGTGTGTTAGTGTTAAACACGCTGCCGTAGTCGCTGTAGAAGCCATACACTCTCAGGTAGTCGTTATCGTTAATCGTTTCTACTTCTACCTTTGTTACGCAATATTGCTCGCTCGTGTCATCGTATTTGCATGATGCAAGCACTCGTGGCAACTCATTAATATCGTATTCAGGTTTCTCGTCAGAACCACCTACGAAGCTATATTTTCCACCATGCGCTTTAATAGCTGCAATTAATTCTTTGCGTTCTGCATCTCTCACCGCCTTGTATTGGGCGTAAAAATCAGTATGTTTCATATCGGATTATTTATTGGTTGTTGATTGTTAATATTATGCCTTAGTGCGAATTTCTTGGAGTTTTGCGTTCACATCAATGTTGTTGCTGGCGAGTAATTCCTTTAGCACCCCCAACATTTTGTAGCCTTCACCATTTGCTGCGTGGGTTTTGGCGATGTTGGTAAGGTGTTCAAGTGACTTAGCCTTATCCATGTCGGGGAAGGTTACACTGTGGAAGCGGATAAGGTTCTGAATGGTGTAGAACGCACCTGAACCCTTATAAGCATCTTTCCATACCTGAGATTGTCTTTCAAAACCTCTCATGCAAACACGCAGCTTGTTAAACGCTACAACAGCATCATGCAAGTCTTGGATAGTGCCTGCGTTTTTGATTACGAATAACCCTTTCTCCACAGGTCTAATCAACTTACGAGCAATATCGCTGACAAAGATGTTTTCTTTGTTTACGGTAATGTACGACACACCCTTACATTTACGTTGTCTACGAGTACGAGTGTAGTGTTTCAGCATTTTAATATAGTGTTCTGCCATCGCGATTGCCACATCTTTGTTGAACCAACGAGCGCGGTCAGGAAGGTTTTCATCTGCCACACGAACCATTTTGCATTGCACCTTTAGTTCGTCAATCACCATCTTCCATTGATAGTCATACCCTAACCGGTTGATAGCATCGGTAATATTGCCGGAAGCAATCATGTGAAACATCTGAGCCATTACCCATCGTCTGAACAGGCTACGGTTTGGCACCGCTCCCTGCTTGTTAATCATTTCGAAGATTGGGTTGGTATCATCGAGAATTTCAAAGACACCGTTATTCACTTTGGCTACATAATCACCACCTTCAGCACCTTGCATTGCGAATAGGTTACTGACATCTACTCCTGCGTTACGGAGTGCTTCGATACGTTGCATTGACTTGCTCATTTTGTTTGTTTCCATTTTAATGTTATTTTTTTAATTGTTATCAATCCAGTTACGGAGTATTATTAAATCTTTATCTTGTTTACTTTGCCAAAACCATTTACCCATCGCGGCTTCATCCCATTGGAAGCCGTTGAGTATTAGGCATAGCAGATATAATTCTAAGGCCACCTGAGCTTCATCGCGGTGTACTCCGTAGAGCATATCATCGTTTGACAGCTCACTCTCAGGTAATGCGATGAAGTACCTACGTTGCTTTGCTTCACTTCGCTGAGATGGTATGGAGTGTTTGTAGAGTTGATAGTATTTTTCAACCATATCGAGCGATTGACACTCAGTTACACCTAACTCACCATCGTATTTACCGTGGTCGATAATAGCCTTGCCATTAATGTTAAGACTTCGCGTTTTAAAGTCTACATGAAATTTACTGCCACCCTTAACAGCTTTGATAGCAGAATTGAAAATATTAGCACTCATAATTGTGACGCATTTCTGTAATCGAATAATGAATACTGTTTTATAGGATGACCTGATTTAGAAGATGGCAATCAGTCATGTGCCATCTTGAATCAGGTCATACGTTTGAAAACAGTATATCTGAAGTTAATTCCTTGTGCATAATGATTGCGTTATCGGATGCCTCGTTAATGTGACGCATTTCTGTAATCGAATAATATTTCAAGCTATATTCTTAGCAGCGGATCCTATCTTCAGTTGTCCCGGTTACTACCGGGTAAACTGAGGGATGGATCCTCGGCGATTATAGAGCTTGTATTGAATATATTAACCTTGGCATATAAACTTTGCGTTAAGTAATTGGATGGTTCTCAAACGATTGGTGCATTTCTTTATTTTGACAATATGAAACAGGATGAAGCCTCCCAAGAGTCGAAACCTGAGCTGATAAGCTCGGTGCAGGACTTTGACGGAGGGGTTCAAATCCTGTTGTATTGAAATTTCGTTGCTTGAACCATTGTTAATGCACTTTAATTATGAATGTCAGACGAGCGGTACATTGCTTTATATCTTCAATGCAATCAGGGGATATTGCTCGGAACGAAGGGTAATATGCCGGTGTTAACCTAACCGGCATATGGCCTTCATTCCAGTATAAATCGCCTGAATGTTAAATCTTCGTCACTTCATTCATGTCCGTGTACTCGGTTTTCACTCACTATAATGATGACACCAATGTGTTGTAGACCGCTCGGCTCGTTATTAAGGCATTTTGCATACAGCCTAACGATAGATAGTTTTCAATCTTATCGCCCACCTTAATTCTATTCGCTTTCACGTTCTTGCCGATACCGCGAACAACACAGCCATCAGTTTTAGTATTCACGTAGCCTAAGCCACCAACCTTACGCTTTCCTGTCACAACCGCTCTCAGACAATCCAAAACAAATTTGTTCAGTTCGTCTATATCGGCTCGCACATTGCAGATTGGTAGGATTTGGCTTGCCCAACTAAACTCTCCGTTACCCTTATATAAGTAGCGAACAATCGAGTTAACTGCGCGGCATGGTGTCACCCCACGTTTTTTGATGGTTCGCGCTTCTACTTCAGCCTGAAATTTCTTAATGCGAGTGCTTGACAATGAAATCATGCGACCCTTAATACTGAAGCCGAGAAACTTGAACCACTTGTGTTTGGTAAGATACTCCACCTTCTTCGGGTTTAGCTTCATCTCCTTCTCAGATAATCTCTGTTGCAATATTTCCATAGCTTTCGGATAATCCTTGCCAACGAACAACATATCATCTGAATACCTAACGTAGAATCCATCGAGAGAGCTTAATTCCTCATCCAGTTTGTACAGCAATACATTGGCTAACCAACTTGCCACCGCACAGCCTTGTTTGAGGGATTGGTAGGTCTGCTGCAACTCGTTATGTTCATCGAAGTACCAATCGCAGTGATAATACTTTCTCAGAACATCAATCAACGCTGAGCGACCGTATTTCGCTTCAACCTCATCAAACGCTTCATCAACGAACCGCAACGGCACACTATCGAAGTATTTGCTGAGGTCTGACTTCCACCCCAGATAACCATCGTGGTTTGCGTTCACAATCATGCAACTAACCTCTTGCACAACTTTACCACAGCCAATGCCTGTTTGATATGACTTACACGAAGGGTGTATCATCTCAGGCATCAACTCAAACAGAAGGTCGTTGGCAATACTGAGCAATACGCGGTCAATCGGTTCGTTAACGTAGACCGTTCTGAATGTGCCATCATCTTTCGGGATTTGAGCAGTGTGGGGCGGTGAAATTAAATATTTACCTGACAACATCATGTCTGCGATACGTAATCTTGTACTCTCGTTGGATAGCAGCTTCAATTGGTCGGGGCGTATATCTTTCACCACGCCCTTCTCAATTGCTTTCTCCCAGCGTGAAATATCGAAGAACATTTGGAGTATCTTGTCGTTCATCTTATTTGTCGTTAGTGGGTTGAATTTTGAGCCTTGCCACCACCGGACAACCATCATTGCGAATATAGTCGTACTTCATCACATAACCGGTGTACAGTTGCGATTTAATGGTAGGCATTTCAATCAATCGTGAAGCAGTAGAACCGTTCTGAACAATGTCGTTATACAGTCCTCGGAAAAATTCCTTGGCTTGCGTTTTACTAATGAAGTGCGCAGGGGTGTAAATCAAATGACGGTTGTTAGCGGTGTCATGCACCTCGCTTTCAACAATGTAGATATATTTCTGTGCCATGATTATAATGTTTTTTCGTTTCCTACATATTCAAAGTCGTACAGCCAATCCTTCAGAAAAGAGCCGAAGTCATCGTACATACCATCCATATCGAAGCAATAATCCACGTCATCTGCTTTGACTATTGCGTATGAACCAATTTGCACACTGTTCAGTAAATAACGCCTGATAGTCCAATCTCCGAACAGGCTATCAAGGTATTCAGACACAATGAAATCATAAGATATATCCATGTACGGCAGCATATCAAACCTCGTTCTGAAGTCTGTGTCGTTGATGATAACTTGTTTGAGCTTTGTGTACACTTCTCCAGCGACTTCATTATTGATTGACACCTTGTGTAACTTGTCATATATCGCGCTTCTCACCAGTTCAAACAATTGGCTACGTGTGTACATAATTTGAACGGTATCGTTGGCATCACCCACCCAACTAACATAAGCATCTATGTCGGCATCAATTTCATCGCTCGCGCTTTTGGTATCTTCGTCATTACGATATAACTTTAGATACTCATAACACAGGTCGTAGAAGTTGCGCTCATCAGACTCCCAGAACAATCCTTTGCTGAAGTCAATATCGGAGAACACGTCATAATTCGGGCGGTAATAACCTTTGATTGTAATATTTTGTGATAATGTAAAGCTCATAATTAAACTATTTTAGATGTAAATAATCTTGTGAATATTCTCTTACCGTGCACTCCACTTGTACTTTTTGCACTTCCTTTTTAACAAAGCGTTCAAGCGGTATAGAAAACAATAGTGCAAGGTTGGGGTGTACCGTTCCGACCGCTCCAATCGCTCCGTGCTTTTTCAGTACACCGTCAATTTCATCGTGTAACGCTTTATCAGCTTCGCGTTTTGCTTTGTAATTCGTTGTCACCACGATTAATTCATACTCACCTGAGAAGGAGCCGTTATGCGGTGGGTTGTTTAGTTGGTAATTTACAATACTATCTGCGCTCTCATCATGCCAACCTATATTACCCGAAACTAACGGTGGGTTGTTTTTAGCAGATTTAGGCAGCAATTGACGCGCTTGTTTGATAACTTTACCATCCAACGTGAGAACGGTTAAGTCGATGATGTAATAGTGATAAGAATGAGTTTCCATAATGTTCTGTGGATTAGAATAAACCGGGGATAGGTGGAATTGCGTTAAATGCCTTTCTGCGCTGTTCTCGTGCTTCATATTCCGCTTTGCAACGGTCAAGTTCTTCTTCAGCGTCATCAGTGGTTGCGACAATATTAGGCATCGGGAGAGCAATATCATTGGCGAGAAATTCAAAGATAATATCATCAATATAGTTACCCTCGTGATAATCAGGGTATTTCTCGCACATTTTGATATACAGCAGATAGCCGATTAGACAACTGAGATATGGTCTGTCGGAGTTGAGCAACTTGTCATTATCCCACTCGCTTAAATCGTTTGACATGAAGGAGATAAATCCGCTGCATGAACTATGTTCGTTCTTTACAATCTTTTCGAGTTTGGGATAGTTCGCCTTGGTTGACGTGTGCAGCACCTTCAGCGTATCATTTATATCAGGTACGCTTACCTTCACATATATCTCATCAGTGTTGAAATTATAGTATTTCGGGGACCAGATACGCACATCCTTAGTATCGTATGTGAAGTTAATTCCAAGATACTCAGAGATTAAATCGAGGTAGATTTCCGTATAACTTTTGGCGATTATTTTTTCGCAGTCTGAATACCAACCTCGTTCAGGTTCGCAATCATCAATCAGTGTTAAGTCATATTTGTCTTGCAAATCGTTCAACGCCCAATCGCGTTCATTGTCTATTAGTGACGAGTAAGAGGACTCATAGAAGCCGGGGAACGGCATTATCCTAAGTTCAACTGAGTTCATTTTTTTATTTACAGATTTGATGTTTATTAATGAATAGCTATGCGGTGGTGTCCTATGTTGTCCACCACATAGCATTTAACATGATTTCTTTTTCTTCCGGATGTTTTATTTTAATTTGCGTTAGAGATTGCGAAATACATGACCGTGACTGCCATAGAAGTACTCATTGCCAAATAAGTCATCTGCGTATCGTTGATAATCAATATACCGAGCCAATGTGCCTAATCTTCTTGCGCCATCAACATCTTCAGCAAGAAATTGAGCAAAGTCAGCCGGTTTCTTAAAATGCCCTTCATACGCTTCGTCGAAGTCCTCCAGCGATATTTCGGCTTCGATACAATCATCAACCGCTTTATCTCCGTGTTTGACACACATATCGAGATATAAGTTAATTTGGTCGAAATTTTTCTCACTCATGCTGCCTTCATCGTAGTATTCTCGCGGAAAACCTTGATAGTCCTGAAACATTAACTCAGGGTCATCTTCATCGGCATGGATAGCCTGACAGAAAGCGATAAAATCGTCATAGTCCTCGTAGAAGCTCTCAATGTCAACCCATAGACCGCAGATTGACCCACAATTATATTTGTGATACGTTCCCACATAGACCGCAGCTGAGTCATCGGTGCTTTTGTGTTCTTTAATCGCGTCTACCAAATTCTCTACGGTATAATCTAACTCTTTCAGACGTTCTACAACAAGGGATGTGATACGCAATTCACCAAACTCAAGGGGGATAATTTGAATTTCAGATGTCATAATTTTTTGATTTTACAGATGTTTAATGTTTGTTTATTTGATAAGATAGCTAACAAGCGATGTCCTATACTATCCACCGCTTGTTAGCTATTTGAGATGGAATTTACTTAGGTGTGTATTTCCCAGCCATACGTTTTACCAACCGTTATACAGCCACTGTTATCGGCTTCTCCCGGCTGACCATGATAGACAACACCACCACATAATCCTCTGCGCCCATCACTTCGTTCCTCGCTGAAGAAGAAGCTGTGCGGTTCAAAGTCACCTGATAAGTGAATGGTCACTTGCAGTTCATCAGTGTTACACTCCCACTGTTTCAAGCGGTTCAAACAATTCTCCAGTGATGTATCGCCAATGCTCTGAGCAAAGGCAACAATCTCATCATAACGTTGTTGATTTTCGATTACCATACCGCTTATCCTTTCGTTACGTTATAACCTTTGAGTTTCAACGCTTCAATCATCAGCTCATCGGGCAACACCAATAGTTGCTGAGGTGTGATGGTTAGACGTGCTTCGATTGCTCGTGCAAGCTCTTGGCGATTAGTACAAGCCTGACAGGTGATTAGTCGGGCATATTCCACAGGGTTACGTCTTGGCAGACTATCAGCGACCGTCACAGTTACTGCGAGGGGTTCGCCGCACACGATACATTTTGTTACAGTCATTGTCGTGATTTTTAAGTGGTTAGTAATTATAGAACGCTTTAGTCCATGAAATGTATTCAGACATTTTCTCTTGCGATATACCGGGCATAAATTCATGCAAGGTGTTAAATATTTCCTCATCGGTTGCCAATGGGGTGTCGTTTAATATTTCGGTAATCTCATCAATGATGTACTGAGCCTCGTCATCATCCATAAGGTCGTAGTAATCACCGTAGCCATCATAATAATCGTCAAAGTATAAATCATCATGCCTGACCTTATTGCCTTTCGTATCACCTGACTTGCTATCCGATTTATACGACTTGCCAAACCAGTCACCAAAACCAAAGCCGCCAAATGTGCTACCATACGGCTCTACTTCGGCAACGTGAGTGTAAACCTTCGTGCAATTCGTGATGATGTTGTCGATGAAGTCCAGCGTGTTCTCCATTGCAGCCTTCACGACAAATTCATTTTCCGTGTGGGGTTCGTAATATCCGCAGCTAACATTGATACACGACACACTCAACCCCTGTTCCTTCAGTGCCATTACATCGGTCATCAAACCGTATGTCTTTTCAAAGCCAAACGCAGCGTAGTGTGTGTCTTGCAAAAACTCATCGGAACATAGCGACATTCGGGATATTGACGTAATCAAGTCATAATCTCCGCGTCTGTCAGGCTCTATCACAAATCTCACGTTGCCGAAGAACTCCATTCGCGCTTCATACGACCCACAGCAGCCAACTTCCTCACCTGAGAAGAAAGCTACTTTCATCGCGTCATGCTTTTGCAGCATTTTGAGTGCCATCCAGATACCACATTTATCGTCAGCACCCAATCCGCATTGGCGTTTAAACCTTGGCGAATAGCTGAAGATAATATCCTCGGTTTCAACGATTTTCACATCTTTCGGGTATCGTTGCTGCACTTGGTCGAGGTGAGCCACCATGCAGGGGTATGTTTCAGCTTCGCCCTTAGTGATGTACAGGTTGTTATTGTCGTGGTCATATTCGATTACAGCACCCTTAACGCTGCTCTTAACCCAGCGCATAATGTAGTGGATAATCGGTTGCTCTTTGTGTGATGCTGAGTGGATTGCAGCGAGTTTCTTAAAAAGTTTCATATCGTGTTGTGTCTTGTTTTAGTGGTTATTAATCTTGTTGTTCAAATAGTGAGGGAGTACGGTTGCCTACAACTTGCGCTCCGAGGTCGGGGTAGTTTTCGAGGATGTAGTTTAATTCATCTGTTGAGAAGTAATCGGGGTCTGAGATGTATCGTCTGATAAAGGCGATTTCACCATTCTCTTTGCAAGCATCACAGCAGTAGTATTCTTCTGTGAGGTCGGAATATACACCATCATCTGACACATAGGCTTCATTGCAATTATCGCAGCAGGAAACATCATTGTTATGGTAGTACACATCATTAATCTCCGTGAAGTCATCCAAATATTCTTCATCGCAGGTCATTTCAGACCCATTAACATAGACAGTGATAACATCATTGTAGGTGTACCTATCGTGATACTCATCCCAGTATTTCTTTCTTTCCTCCAAGAACTTATCAGTGGTATCAAGTCGGTAGTCATAGTGGCGTCTGCACTGATTGTACGCCACACCATTGCTTTCATTGTAATAAATAAAGCTATCTTGGTACGACATAATATCATCGTATGGGTCAATGTTGCACTCTATTGCAAAGTCGCGGTCAGACCAATCATCACCGTTATTCCCCACGAAAGCCGTGGTATCGTGACAACCGGCTCCAACCTTCTTGTATCCATCAATAAACTCGCCTTTAATTAGTCTGTTAACCAAGATTTGCTTCAGGACTTCCGACTTATCCGTAGCGTATTGTCGCTCACACAGTTTCACAACCTCATCGGTGTCAATATCTCTCGCCTTGAATAAGATTGCTCGCGCTACAATCACATCATCATTGTAGTTGTCAGTAAGATATGCAGCTCTACAACCCGGTACGCAGTTAGAGTAGTAACTATCGCGCTCCTCGTCTACCATGCAGCTACCGAAGTCACCGGGGCAGTAACTACTATCGTATATATCGCTGAAATTGCGGTCAACATGAAGCTCGTAGCGGTCATTTACGTTGCTGACAGATGTCCACTCCAACGTCAACACCTCAACAAGATAGTTCGTTACTTGTTCGGGGAGGTGTTTTCCTACCGTGCTGCTATCAATCAGGTGTTTATACATTTTGCTCGCTTTCATCTTGTACACCTTGCCGCTATCGCGGTTGATGTAACGGATAGAGCGTGTATCACCGTCTGCCGTGATACCACACATATCATCGGCATCGTACTTGTCAGATAGCCATAAACGGTTGTTAAGCCACATCTTACCGTAAATATAAGTGGCGCGATAGAAAGCTAGTTCCCACGCTGAACGCCACCTTCCGTTTATCATATAATCATCGGAGCGAAAACTGTTGGGGCATAGTATGTTAAGGAACAGGTTTTCCATACCTGTCATAGTTTTTAACCAAGTCGCGTAGATTTCGGTCACGCTCATAAGGTTTGGTGTTCCAGTTCGCATATTGTAACGATGCGCACTTTCGATGGCGTATTTGAAGAAGTCCTTGCAAGTCCATAGCTTCAGCAAGATTTTGTTCTTGCGTGATTTATTGCCGTTGTCGTGTTGTTGCATACCGAACAATTCTTTGAACTCATCGTAGTTTTTGATAGGGAAATATAACATAATGCAGTTTTGTTTTGTCCGAAAAAGATAGCGACACACTCATTGGGATAACTGAGTATGCCGCTACGCTTTAACGGTGGTTTATGATTTAGTTGATTTGTGTTTTTTGAGGTGTTTTCGCTATTAAAATGCGTGTTGATATTTGATTTCTTTGAAGGTATCGCAGACCGCGAGGGGATAGGTTGCACCTGTCAACGCTCTCCACTGGTTGTAATCGCCCCCAATCACGTAGTTACCTGAGCGCATTACTCTGACCGCGTTGTAATCCCACGTCATCGGGAACACCATAGGCTGAACCGTGCGCTTGCCTACCACTTTGAGGCATTGGTCAGCCATCACTTCGGGGTGTTCGTACTTCCACATCTGGAATTGTTGTTCGGTCACTTCTTCGGGGAAAATGTACACTTTGTCGTATCTTGCGGTTGCAGGTATCACGTTGGGGTTAACGTATTCGCTTTCAGTTGAGCGTAATACGGTTGCTTGTATTGGTTGCATAGTTTTCTTGATTTTATTTGAGAGTAAAGCTGAGATACTTTTGAACTTGAAACGTTCTCAGATTTCCTCGGAAATTAGTATTTGTTAACGTTTTGTTGTATGGGTATAAAAATAGCCGGCTACCTTATCGGTGTCGGCTTTATAGGGATAGCTGAAGGTGTTTACTTCGCTGCTATGTAGATGTCGGTATGGGCTTTTAGAAACTTGTCGATATGGGTTGTAGGTTGTAATTCTATTTCATCACCGTTTTCGTCAATAACGCAGCTGTCTAACATATCCAAGTAATCTTTCAAGGTTTTCAACTTGAAGTTCGTTGTTCCTCGTAGCATTTGGACTATTGCCAATGGTGATTTCTGAGTGTTTCGCGGTATGTATATTGACCTTGATGTTTTAGCGACTACCCACTCTTGCAGCATTAAACAGAATTGTTCTCGTGTCATTTTCGGTATCGGGATTTTAAATGATAGCCTTTTGGCTCAATAATTACTTCATATCCAGTAATTTCCGCCCATTTTAGAAAGGGGTCAACCTTTAGCGTAGACATATTATTAACCACACTATGCACTCTATCTCTGCCTATACCAACTTGTTTTGCAAATTCCACTTTTGACATATGGCTACGTTCAAACGAATACACACACCAATCAACTAATTGGTTGTAACTGGTGATAATTCTTGCGGCATATCTATCGTTGCTGAGGTGGATTTGTGAGCGCGTTCCAATGAGGATTTTTAGTGCGATGTCCATTTGATAATTTGTTTTTGCTAAGAATATTGCACTTAAAGTAGTAGTGTTAATTCTTACATCAAATGAAAATTCGGTTATAGGTTTATCTCCTTTCGCTTCTAATAATAATGCACTAAATTCTTGTCTTGTCATAAATTTGCTTGTTTAATCTTCTGCAAATTTATGAAGATTATTCATTTCGTGCAAATTTTTTAATTTGTTTGCGCTTATGTGTTGCGTGGACATTACTTAACTCGTTGTATATCTATATTTTATTCGTGAACATAGCTATATGTTTCGTAGGGCGTGAACTCGTCATTGACCTTCAAAGTTCCGGTTAATCTACCTGTCTTAGACACTCTTGCCGCCCCGATTAATTCAAAGGTTTCGCGGTCGACGCGGATAAGTTCATTATCCATGCCGGCATCCACATCATCGTAGATAATATAGCAGCTATCGTTGTAGTCCAACGCTTCCACCACATTTTCAGAGCTGAAGAACATACCATCAACCGCCCCGAAGCAGTCAGCGTATTTATCCGCGTCATCGTCTACGGCATACTCTGCGGTTGTGGGGATTTTAGACTTGCATGATACTAACACCGCGTTGATAGCGAACACTGAGATAGCGGTGGCGATAACGGTTGCTTTGATACACATTTTGGCTTGTTTTGTTGTCATTTTGTTCATTTTCTTCGAATTTATTGTTTGGGGTTATTATTTGGGTGTTTCGCGCTTTATAGTAGTTCATCAATATCGCTGACAATTTCGCGTTTACGTGTCAGGTAGTTCACTCCGTCAAATTTCCCTACCCAACGCCATTTCCTCTCACCTGTCAGGTAGTTCACGATTTCGCGGTAGATATGACCTCCACGGCTCACATATAGGTAGGTCAGCACATTATCAACCCATTTCGCGGTTAACACGTTGATTTTGCTTGCCCATCTCTCACGCGCGAGGTTCATTGCCACCTCACGATTATTGCTAATTGTCAGTTCCATTTTATCTGTTTGCTTTGATGATTTGATTTGTTTTTTCGTCTGAAGATGCTACAATTTGATAGCTACGTGCGCGAAAATCTATCTCAATTTCGCGCTTAATTCGAGGTCGTTTCATTTTGCTTGTTTACGGTTTTTGTTTACATTTTGTTTGTTTGCTTGATTTGGGTGCGTTAACTCCATGCGACTACCACGATTGAACCTGATGGCGGTATCACATCGAACAGGTCTTGCAGATTTTGGGCGCGTTGTCTATTATCAGCGCGTTCAAACACACCTTTGCCAGCGTTCCAGCCAACAAATTTTCGTTCAATTCTCACGTTTGATTGGTTGTAGGTTTCCTTCAAGATGCGACCACCACGATACTGAATGAGATGCGCTTTATTTGCGCCTTCGATACGTTGCGCAAGTTGTTTGGGTTGAAATTTTTCCATTTTGTTTTTGTTTTTTGTTTACTTTTTGCGGTGGCGAGCCTTGCCCACCCCCACGGAATTTTGAAGCTATCGCGCTTTATCGTCACGTGAATAATATATACGCGCGAGATACACGCGCGACCACATATACACATACACATACACATACACATACACATATACAGCCACATACTGCATACGTAGGCGCATAAAAAAAGCCGCCAAACAGGTGTCTGACAGCTCCAATGCGGTGATACGTAGGCGGTTAATCGCCAAAATCGGCTAAATCAATCAAGTCGGTTAATTCCACGTTAATTTTCGTGCGTTGTCCATCTTCCCACGGGTTGATTAGTACACCCACTTTTGAGGTGCAACGCTTTTTGATTTTCTCACCTTTGCAGATAGCAAAGATTTTTTTGTGGTCTAATATTTGTGTCATGTTACGATACGATTTAAACAATAGCGTATAACCAAAGAGTTATACGCTATTGTGGTGAGTTGTTGCGCTTTAAGCAACTTTTGCCGTTTCAGTTTCGGGTTTGGTTTCGGGTTTGGTGTCTTGCGCGTTAATTGCACGAATAGTGTTATTCATAGCGTTAACCGCTTTTTGTTGATATTCGCAAACAGCTACATTTGCGGCAATAATTTTATCAATCACGCATACAAGCTCAGCATTACTAAAGTCAATTTTGCCGTTACGTGTAGCGTTTGGCAACGCTTTTGCAATAAGAGTTTCAGCGTGGGCGGTGAAGTGTGTAGATTTTCTAAAGTTTTCGGGTACGGTGAACGTACCTTTGTCAATCAATTCGCCACGGTTGTTTACGTATGCAACGTAATTGGAGCTTAGCATTGCGTTAAAAGCACGACAAGAAACAGTACCTTTGACCGCTTTAATACGTTCATCTTCTTTTGCGGCAGATAGTACGAGTGACACCGCAATTTTAATTTTGCAAACAGCGCGTAATACGCTTGTGAGCTCAACCTTATTGAGTTTCAAGGCGTAAAAGTTGACAGTGTAACCGCTTTTGGTTTCTTTTGCGAACGCTAAACCGTTTTTTAAGCCGTTTTGACGTACAAAAGTACGTACAAAATTATCCAATGTATTCATAAATTTTTACTGTTTTTAAGTTTTTTGAATTTATTTATTTATCACTATGTGACTAACAAAGGAATTAAACCTTAGACTTGCACCTTTGCAAGTTTCAATCATTTAGCCAATATGTCAATGTAAGAAAAACGGATAAAAACCGCGCTTTTAGCCAATAGCCCACAAATTAGCCTAAAACATTGAAAACGTAATAGTACGCGCTAATTTGCGCCAATTGCAAAAGTTTAAACCGAAAAAGCTACTTATATTCAGTATATAACAACCCCCAAAAAATCTACTTTTTGCCCACGCCGTTTTTCGCCGCCGCGCTTTAAATTTTTTACGATTAATTCATACGAAATACCAGGAATAAATTCGTAGCCCGCTATATTCCACAAATAGATATATTACTCCCTAAAACATTGAAAACGTAATAGGAATTAACGCTACATTTGTACGTAAAAAGTGTAAAAACACAATCTAATTTCCGCCTACGATTTAGTGTAGATTATTCGTATTATGTAGTAACTTAAAAACTACGATTTTTGGCTATTGTCAAAAATTTACGACGATACGAATTAAGCGCGTACATTTGTCACGTCTTTTGTGGTTATATCAATAAAACGCAATTTTGCAAAACTTTGTTTGCTTTCGTTTTTTTGAGTGTGTCAATACGTCAATGTTCGCACAAAAGAAAATTGTCACGAAGACGCCCCCACTCTCTTGTGAGTCTTGTCTTATTTTCTTTTGACGTTGCAAAATTACGGCTAAAAATGCTATCCTACAAATGTTAAAAAATACGCAAATCGCTGAAAATCAACTTTTTATTTGTTAAAAGAATTTGTAAATCATTGAAAATCAAATAGTTCAATAGGTTTTGAAAAAAAATGCACTTTTTTTGTAAATCATTGATATACAGTGAGATAAAAGCAATTTTTTTTTGATTTTTTTTGCGACAAAGTTTTGAATTAACAAATGACACACTGAAAAATGCTGAAAATCAAGATATTAACCTAAATTATTGATAAACAATCAATTAATTAAAACGCTGAAAATCAACGAATTAGGTGTTAAAAAATGTATAAAAACGTATATTTGGGCGTTTTTGAGTGCAGTAGCGAAGTGACTAATTTTGCAATTAATGTACGCGCGTTGCATACGTAACAAATTATTTGATATATGCAATAATTATTCAAGATTTATTGATAAACATTATGATATATTAACCAATTTGCGGTGACGACTGTTTTTCTTATTAATTAATGTACGCGCACATGAATACGAAATAATTTCGATATATGCAACGTTAAAATACACAAAATTAACAGCTATTAATCATTTTAACGTTGCATATTAACAACACATATATTTGTTAATAAATTTAACACGTAACTAACTGATTTACAGTTAATTCCTTTCTGTTGCACGTTTAACACTAAAAACATATCATATATCACAAAACACACAAAACACGTCAAAACGCAAATAAATAGCCTTATTTGCGAAGTTATACTTTAAGGTAATGTTTCGAAATATGTAGAAATACAAATTAACGTTAAAACATTGCTGACCTATTGTGCAAGTGAGAAATTATATGTATTCGCGCGTAGGAAAAACATTTCAGTTATGCAATAGGCAGTAATGAATAATTACAACAATTAGCAAATATTAACAATTAGGTGTTCGGCTGTGTCGCTACTGTTTTTCGTAGCAAAGTGAGTGAGTGAGTAATACGCTATATTACATTTATACCAACATTTTGGTAATAATAAGAACAAATGATACGAGGTTGTACGTAACCACTTGATAATCAACAAGATAGCTATCGAAATGGCTATCTTGAAAATTGGCTATAAACCTATATTTTTACGATACAATTCACTAATTACAAAAGTGAAACTAAATACAATGTAGCCATATAGCTGAATATCAATAAGATAGATAGTGTACTATCTGACTATTACACTACATTACGATATAAACAAAAATAGACTAAAAACCGCGTTACAAGGTATTGTAGGCACGATTTTGGCTATATTCGATATAAATAGGAGGGAGGGGGGTGGTAGGGTTGCGGATTCCATATATATTCTCCGGCTAAATTTTTCAAATCGGTTTTTCTGAGCATACCACCAAACGGCTCTCCTTCAGCTTTATTTATTACCACCAAAAAGACCTTCAGAAACACCCCTAATTTTGTAATATAATGTAGAGTCTGAAGGGGAACCCAAATCAAAGCTACAAACCCTTCTCAGCGCATTTATACAAGTCATGGTAGCACCCCAAAAAATTAGCAGCATATAAAAACGCGATATATACGTTTTCAGATTTTCCCCCGGACCCCAAATTTTGAAATCGGTTTTTCCGCATACGATATTTCACAACTTTTGAAACAGTGTTGCTGCAATACTAAAAATTTTTCCTAAATTTGCCAAATCACTCAGATTTTTCCACAAAAATCTCCATCAGGTTTATTCTATTATCAGGCTTAAAAGCAGCCTTATTTGACAACTGCAATGAAAAATTACGAACAAATAAAGCTCTTACTGTGCGCCAACGGTTGTAAGAGCTTAGATGATTGGAGCGACATAAAGAAGCTGTTCTCAAAATTCTTTACCACCTCAGATTTTCCCAACGTTGAAATCACAGAAAAAGGATTAGATTATGCTACATTCGATGACTGGTTTGAATGTGGTTTAGGTAATGGCGATATAGTTTTAGATGGCGAGGAAGTATCTCAGATTGGTAAAACCGATTTAAATGTCGCTATAATCGTTGGAACGCTCCAAAACGATAAAGTTATCGTTAGAAATGAAGAACGAGTAGTGAAGCATCTTAAAATCGCTGACAGCGTATCTCAACAACGATACAAGGTTGCGCTATTTCATCAAGGTCTAAGGTATAACCCACAAACCTGTACTCTCAGCAGCCGATATATCCCAAAGCCAAATGAACACGTTTACATTACCGGTGAAGATGCAGAAGCATTTGGAATACTTCGCGACAGAAATGTAGAAACAGGTCAGGTGTTGATGTATTGTTATTACGACTACAAGAACAAGATACTTGGTCATAATATGCAGGAAACGAGATTTAACCTGATAGATTACGAGTTTGAACCTATCAAGGGAGATTTAGCCACCGATACAAGACGTAGCTTTTCGAGCTGCATGACGAGATTGGGTAAGGAACTTGAAAAGGTCGGTAAATGCTGGAACGATAGATTGCGCAGGATTGAGCCAATCGAGATGCAACTAAAGCAAGGCGAGAAATACTGGTACATCACCGATAAGTTTGAATTGAAATGCGAGATAGAGAAGCTAAACGGAACGAGCCGCCTACGTTCTAATCGTGGCAACTACTTCAGGAATTACGATGAAGCAGCATTAACCTTACAGTGGTTGGTGGATAAGATTAATCTAAGACTGGCTAAATAACCCGAATAGCTTGAACAAACTGAGATACCAAAGGCTCCATCAGGTTATAACAAGATAACAACAAGCAACAACAAGCAAATAATAAAAACGCTCCCGAACACGGTTTCACAACTATTTCGGGAGCTTCAGGTTCATTCTATATATCTAAACAATCCGAAAGGATTAATTTTAAGGCTATTTTCGTGCGATTTCTCGCGTTTTTCGAGTTTGGATGATAACTTTACTATCCCAATCTCAAAATCACGCTAAAATCGCACTGAAAAAGCCGTATATCTTATTCCAATATCTTATCGACTCGCAATTCCACATATTTCGGTTGGTCAGAAGGGTTTCTCCCTGTCTTAAACGAGCGTATGAAAGGCATTTTAAAAAATCTTCTTCCCTGACACCTTCTTTTTTCAAATCTCTCATGAACATTCTGAAAGCATCAACCCCCACCCTTTTGTGCTTTGCATCTACTTCATAACCAATCTTGGCTACATCAACAACACCATCGGGCAGAAGATAGCCGACAAGTATTCCGTAAATGGCTTTTTCAATCGGGGTGAGTTTATCTCTAAGTTTTGTATCATTGCCATACCTGATAATCTCGTTCATGACTTCAATGTTCTTGGCTCTTTCTTCCGGAGTGTACTTCTCACGGTTTGGTCGGCTTTCAAGTTCTTCCCAAATTTTTCTTATACACCTGAGAGAGATATTGACGAAATAGCGATTACCCACCGTAGCGACTCTTTCCCAATCAATCATGGTTTCTGCTTTGACGGTGCTAAAGGGTATATCGGTTTCAACTGAGAGCGGTTCATCGTTTGCATCAAGACAACCATCCTTCAAGATATACTCAGTTTCTTCAAGCGCGTTCTTAATTGACCGGTCTACATACTCGCTGTCTAAAGTTTTTCCAATGGGAGCTGAGATGTCCTTAATTTCTTCTATCAGGTTTCCATGCTCATCACAGACATCTTCCCCATCGAAATACTCCATAAGGTTCTCCCAAAATTGATGAAGGAAAATTTTGTAGGGGTTATCTAAACAGGCGTTGATGTCTGAGATGTATTCTTCAACTTCTCTATCGGATAAAAACGGAAACTTATGTTTGTTCACCCTTTCAGGCATCTCAATCTTGTCAAACTCCCATGAACCCCTGAGAGCGCGTCTATTCTCTTTGTCGGTTTCTTCTCCTTCGTCATCATCTTCTTCACCTTCAACCGGAGGTTGGCTGGAATCGAAGGGTTTTAATTTGAAAAAATCTGAGGTGTTCTGTCTGTTCTCAACGGTTTCTACTGTTTCTACTCCTTCAGCTTGCTCCACCGGTCCTTCAACCTGTTTTTCATGATCATCAAGCTCGGCAGGTTGAACAGGCTTTAAACTTGAAAAATCATCAGCTGAGATATTATCTTCAAAAAGCTCCTTATGGTTCTTTTCTGCTTGACTTGATAAAGACCCTGAAAGTTGTCCTACGGCTTCCAACTGCTTCAACTGTTCTACAAGATTTTCACCTGAAGAAAAACTCACCAACGAGCTTCCAACTGTTTCAACTTTTTGAATGTTTTCAACGTTTTCCCCCCTATTGGTTGTATATACCAACTGAAAAGTGAGCCAGTGTATTAATTGAAAAGTAGGCCACCGAGGATAGACGAATATGAT